TCCACTTACTTTATTCCAAGTCGTCATTCGCTCTGCCTCTCGTAATTTCAAAAAATGAAATTACTGCCTACCATACTCTTCTTCCCACAAAAGGACTCTTCCACCACTCACCACTCAAAGGTGGCACTGACGGTCCTCCAAATCCTCTCGCTACCGGAACCCAATCCTCCGCAGAGTGGTCACCAGCTAAACTAGCCTGATATAGTTGGGGAACAATCTGCGTTCCCCAATACGCCGCATCTTCCACTTCTCTCAATGTCCACAGACAGAAGACGGTTGCCATGGAGACGATGAGATTATCTTTTCTAAGTAAATCGGATACATCTGTATCTTCTGACAAATCTTCCGGATATTGACTAGCACGAAGAACTAGGTCGTATATAGCGTCTGGGATCTGGTATAGTTCAAAATTTATCCCATAATCGACGTAGTAGGAAGGTAAGTTGTAACCGAGAGTGTCGGGTTTAGGTATGGCGGTGTCAAAATCTCTTGCATTGACATAGGTCAATTTGGTGGAAGATGCACCATCCAGCACGACTGCACTATATATATCTTTCATCCTAGCCGGAAAACCGTAGCTGGCTTGTTCAGCAACAGTCTCTCCTTCAAACGTCTGTCTCATCTCTTCGTAAGTATGAAGGTCGGAAATGTATTCTTGTGCCCAGTTAAGACGGACGTTTATTCTTGAGTCGGGATACGCTGTCGCGTTCCTCTTTACGTTGAACCTGACTTCCGTCCTCATCTCTTCTCTTGTCATCGCCATCTTCCACCACCTCTATCTCCACATTCGCTAATCCTCTCGCTGGATTAGCTATTGCTTGAAAGGCTGCTCTCGATAAATCTAACGACCGCCCATACTTTCCAAATCCACCAGTATCGTTAACTTTTACGACTACTGTTTGTCCTGTCTTCGGATTAGTTACTCTTAACTTTTTCCCTTTCAACTCTTTCCACCGTGAAGGAGGAACGGCAGCGGTCAACGCATTTTCGTCAAACTGTTCTCCCGACTTCGTCTTCCCTCCCCATCTCGGATCTACACTCCCGTTATCATAATAACTAACTACGCCTACTTCTCCCATCACACCACCTCTTCCTCTTTTTCTTCCTTTCCACCTTCTTCTACTTCCTCCACAACCACTTTATTTATTGTATTCTCATCCATAAACAATGCAATAGCATCTACCAACGCCAACATCGCCTTATTACTGTCTAACTTCAGTTCAATCTCCACTTTTTCGTACACTAACTTATTCTTATTACGAGAAGCTAAGTTAGGCCAAACCTTAAACTTAATTATCTTTTGCGCTGCATCCTTAATTGTAAAAATTCTATACACGTGTGCTCCTATGCAGTCTCATTATGGATAATTGTCCACGCAGTAGAACCGTCCGTATTTATATACACATCTTTATCAACCGCATTCCCGTAATAGTTCATGATTAGAAATGTTCCCTTCGGAGCCGTCACCACTCCATTCGGACTGACCGCCGTCCCTGTCCTCAACACTATTCTAGAGAAAGGGTCTTTCTGTCCTGCAAAACACGTCTCTATCAGTCTTCTTCTAAGTCCCATTTTAATCCTCCCGTTTATATTCGCCTACCCCTCCCGACTCGAGTTGAGCCGAGAGAGGTAAGCCTAACGCTACTTTCGTAGCCCTACTTTCAATTTACGGTGTTATCTGCAACTCAATAAATGGAGCACCTTGTGACCCATCTTGGGCTGTTGTCAAAACGTGTCCCACTCTTTGAGCACCTGCTACATTAGCATCACTATACACAAATAAGTCAATCGACCCATCGTGTCTAGCTACAGCTTGCACTTTAGGTTGGGAAGGACCTGACACACCCAACAACGGCTGGGGATTTATCCAGCACGGTCCCCAAGTCAGTAACCAATGATACGGATAAGTGGTAGTTGCCATTCTCATTGGAAGACCAAGAAACGCATATCTATCTTGCGTGTTAGTGCAAGTAGTTAGATATGGAGTAGCCATAATTTCCACATGGTCATCAGTGGTAGTTGCATATGGTAACTCTCCATCCAATGTAATAGTCAACTTTCCAGCGGACACTGCTGCATTATTATCTCTGATGCAGTAGTTCATCCACTCATCAGTAGACGCATCAAATACAACAACATACCCACCTTGTAGAGAGTGAGCTGCAATTACACCATCATCAGCTATACCGTCTCCAGCACCAACAGTAACATATATTTCATTACTGTAAATAGGAGAAGCAGTGTTAATAGCCGCATAGCATATGTGTTGATGGTAGTAACTTCTAGCCAATAACTTCGTTGTCGTATATGATTGTATTGCCTTCGCATACCTGAACACCCTATTCCCAATCTGCACCCTTGTTCCTAATCTATGTTTCTGCGTTGCAGATATCTCATAGATATCTTGATTAAGAACTGTTGCACCAACATCACTACCTAATACTTTTGCCATCTTATCCTTTCCTCCCCTCAGGGAGAGGTTTCTCTTCCACCCTCGTGGATGGAGAGGTTGTAGACAACCTAACTGTCTACACTGTTGTTGACTTGGTTAGGTCAAGTTTTCTGTCTTACTCTGCGATAGCGTAGATGACCCCAAGCCTCTTGCAATTCCCAGCCGTCAAGTTCCCGACCGTCATCGTGTGAGCAACCACATCTCGGGGTTGGTTGATGATAGGTAACCACTCCCCTAATGTAAAGTTCTCGATAGGGTCAGCTACCCACTCCATCACGCTCGTGTTCAGGAAGTACATATACCCTGATGGGCAAGAGGGAGACCAAGTAATCGGACGACCTTTGAATGCGATGTCGCCGAAACCGAGGTCCGCCATCTTCCTATCCCCAATAAGGATACGAGAGATTTCGAGCGCTTCTGACTCATACATCTCATGTACATCTTGAGCACACACCACAATATCCGGAAAGCGCGACACCCCTTCTCCCATCTTTCCGCAATCATTGAACATCGTATTCATTCTTTTGCGGAGATAGATGGATGCTGCTTCCCCAGACATACTCTTATAGTTATTTCTCCACCAAGAGTAAGTCGCCCTATTAAGATCCCCGACTGTACCCGTAGTAGGAGCAATAGCGACTATATTGCCAAGACCGTCAATCGCCATATTATCGTCACCAGTCCCATCGCTGAACAAGCTGGACTCCAACTTATCAATCAACGAAGACTGCAAATTATCAATATCTGCGTTGACCTTCTTAATAAGTTGTGCTTGTCCTCGGTTCTGCTGAAAATCAGAGAAGTAACGAATGATGTGACCAGTTAGATATTTCCACTGCCAGTGCACAACCGTCAACGGGTCGGTTGCTTCTAACTCAACCGTCCCGCCTCTCCCGATAAACTTAACCGTCTCATTCTTTGCATACTGGAGTGGAATTTCGATGGAACGTCCACCCGTCTGGGTCGACCTCTTCCCTTTCTTTGTTAAGAGGTACCAGAAGGGAGTCGCATTGAATGCGTTATCGACGACCGACTTTCTCCTCAAGTACCAAGTCGTCGCATACATCGTATTTAGTTGTTCCGTCATCGTAGGCGGCATTTTTGTCTCCTGTCCTTACACCTTATTCCCAAATGCCTTTCGATACGCAATCGTTGCAGCCTCTTCCGCTGTCAGTTCTTTCTCATGTACCGATGAACCAGGCACTCCAGCTCTCTCCGTAGCAGCCTTCTCCTCTTCCTCAGCTTTCCTTCTATCCCGCTCACTTTTCTCTCTCACATTCGCATCGTTTTCGAGAACAAACTGTCGGTAACATTCTTCAGCAGACCATCTCGGGTTCGCTTTAGCTATCTTAAAAATAGCATCACGGTTCTTTGCGAACGAAGGTTTCCCATCCCGACCGTCATACCTAATCTCTGCCAGAGCGATATCAAATTGGGCAGCGATGATTGACATCTGCTGCTTAGTAAGGTCTAGTTGACCCTTGATGTCACGAATGGCAGCGTCCATGTCACCTTTGTACTTCTTTTCAATGAAGGCTGCGATCTCTCGATTTGACGCGCGGTCTAAATCGATGTCGAGTCCTTCTTCGTGAGCAGAACTTTTCACTTTCGACACTTTTTCCTTATAATCAAGGTAAGCGTCACTGAGTAATTCCTTATCTGCTTCGTCGAGACGCTGTTCAAGGTCACTCTTCGCGTCCTTTAATGTTTTGTTCTCACTCTCCAACGCAGTCAATTTCGACTGCAGTTGAGTGAGTTGCTGGTCACCTTCGCCGCCAGCTTCTTTTCCGTCCCCGTTCTCATTCTCTTTACCTTCGTCTTCCATCACACACCTCCATCTTTTTCTGGTTCTTGTTTAGATAAGTTATGTTTCCATACACGATACGCTTTCATCATCGCCTTCCATGCCATATCCACCTCATCCCCTTTGATGTGTCCGGAGAATGTTACTTGGTATGGAATGTTTTCGAACACTGCTATCGTGATAGTTCCTTTTGGCTTCTCTTCTGTTACAAAAATAGGACCTGCTACCACTATATCCGCTTTCTTGCCTTTTTCTTCCTCCACCTTTCCCTCTTCCTCTTTCTTCTCTTTCGGAACGACCTCTTCCATCCTACTCATTCTCACTTGAGATGGAACTGGTGGTTTTGGCAATACCGGATTCCCTCTCTCTTTCTCACTCATAACCCCTCCTTCACATTACATCAATCGTGCCGCTCTTACTCCATGCTTCTTACACTCTTCTCTCAACTGCTTCTTACTCTCAATCAATATCGGTGTCTCACATATATCCTCATACACCATCGGCTTGAAGAGATCGAGACGTGGAGCAGAGAACAATTTTATCATCATCTCCCCACACTTCCCACATTTAACACTCTCACTCTCTTTAATACTGACCATTCTCTCTATCGTCTTCCCACATGTCTTACAAAAAAAGTCGTAGTTAGGCATTACATCACCCTTGATAACATTCCAGCATTCGTGTTTGCACGCTTCTGAAGCTCCCCTCTATTCGACAAAAGTTGTTGCTGAATTTGTGCAAATTGCTGTTGGGGAATAGCTCCCGCCATCGTCTCTGGAGCTTCGGGAAAGACTTGCATTGCATCTACCCAGTCATACTCCCGCAATAAGAGGCGAAGAAGATAGTCGATGTTTGCTCGAGGGTTGTTGGAGAGTGCTTGCGCCAACTCTATAATCTCCCTCTTCTTAATAGCTTTCGTCCTCGGAGTCATCGACTCCACATCCACCTTCACATTATAATCTCCCTTATTATTAGAGGCTTTGTACTGCACCCAATACCTTGCTCCATCGTATCCAATGACTTGCGTAACTTTCTCCGTCGTCCACCTATCCTGCACAATAACATTCAATTTCCGGATGAGACGAACGAGAGCTTCTGCAACCGTATCCCTTCTTTCGTCCATTCGTATGTCGGAAGCAGTCTGTACAATCTCCATCTCCTTCGCAGTCCTTCTCCCGGGCGGAGCTTCTCCCAACTGTTGTCTTCCCTTCCCAAGTAATTCTCGAACGTCGGACCGAACGAGTTCCGTCCACTGCGTAAGATCGGCAGGGATGTGTGGTTGTAACATAGCCACCACCTTCGAAGGGTCTCCTTTTACTCTTACGACTGGACCTACCGTCTCCGAAAGCATCTTCGTAATCTCCTCATCCTCTATCATTCCCTGTTCCACAAGAAACTTGACGAGAGCGATACGACGATGGAGCATGGCTTGTGTTCTTGCCTCATTTATCTCCAACTGTTGAGGCTCTATAATTTGGACGTCGGAAGGTCCCCAATAATATTCACCATCTTCGTTGAAGGTGAAGTCGATGAAGGGAAGACCTGCAATCTGCAGAACGTCATCCTGCGGTTCTCGAATCCACTTATTGTACCCAGGAACATATGCTTTAATCTCTTTTCTCTTAAAGTCACGGATTTCGTGGATCTCAACTATGTCCGCTTGTCCAGTCAACTCTTTATAGAAGTCTGCTCTAGCTGGATCTTTCAGCACCATCTCCAGATGTGTCCCTTCCAATTGCGCCGTATTCTTATACTTCCTATCATTCTTCACATCCTCGAGGGAACGGAGGACGACGTGGTCAACCCATGGACAGTCGTCGAGAGTGAGAACTCCGAATGGGACTACGAAGACGTCTGGAATGATTCGAGATGCCCAAGGCATTCCTGGCTTCACATTCACATTATACTCCACCCTCGTCTTCTTATCCCGTCCCATTGCACTAATCGGAATATCGAGTTCATCTGCCAACATCTGGTCATCGATTTTCCCTGCTATCTCACTCCACAAGCCATCATACCCTATCTTACATATTCCTCTATCTGTGTAGTACGCATCCGACACCATCGTCTTGAACGTCCTCTTGATGTCGAGTTCGTAGAGAAGGGTGTTGTCGATAGCTTGCATGATACGTGCTTGAATATCAGAACCTGGCGTCCCATTTGGAGTTACATCAATGTAAGGATTGCGGAAGTAGACATCTGGCACCATCCCACGACCCATACTATGCACTAGGTTGTAGGGAAGGATACCATTCGTGGCTCCATTAAATCCTGGAAACTTACCTCTTCCATAATCACGATAGGTAGACCAGCGTTTGGAGTTCCCA